CTAAAGAATACAAGCTTCGTGACGAAGCAACGGGTATGTTTCATTATCAACCAATGATGGTTGGTGCAAAACTGCCTACCCAAATTCCTTACTTCTTTGATGAAGTGTTATGTCTTAGGACTTTCACCGAAGAAAATGATGAAGGGAAGAAAGTAACCAATCGTTGGTTGCAAACAGTTCTTGGAGATAATTACATCGCCAAGGATAGGAGTGGCAAGCTAGATTCTTTTGAAGAGCCTAACTTGACATATATTATTAATAAACTTGGATTTTCAAAAGGAGAAAAATAATGAGCGATTTTGCAGACGTCAAGTTTGATTTTGAATCTGGTGGTAGTGGTGAATCCACTATTCCAGAAGGGGACTACCTAACAGAGATAAGCACATGCGAGAAGACTACTTCAAGCAATGGCAATGATTATCTAAAGTTAGAAGTCAAAGTGTGTGGTGAAAAATACAAAGGCTGGATTGCAAGAGACAATCTTAATCTTTGGTATAAGCATGATGACTCTGAAAAGCAAGAGCTAGTAAGAGAAATAGCATCAAGAAAGTTCTCAGCGCTTGTAAAAGCATTGGGAAGAAGTGACAACCCGCCAGCAAATGCTGGAGAGTTAGTTGGCAACAAAGTGATTTGTGCTTTTGGCATTGAAAAAAGTAAAAATCCAGATTACCCAGATGATAAAAACAACATCAAGGGTTTCAAGCCGTTGGAAAAGATGTCGCCTAAACAAGCAGACGACACTCCAGCTTGGGTGAAAGAAGGTAATTCTGAAACCAAAGCTCCAGCTAAACCGAGCTTGTAATTGTTGGACTTAGACAGGGGCTATTTGAAGAAGTCCTAAAAGGTGTCTTGGAAGCGCAGGCACTGTCGGAAAGCGCTTCACTTTTTTACAAAGTTAAAGTAACAATATTAGGCGAGTTATATACAGATAGATGACCGCCTTCTGAGTAGTTCTTATACAGCTCCAAGAAACCTTCCATCTTTTCCCAACCAAGATTCATCTGCTCTTCTGAGATAATGAATACTTTAGATGCGTATGGATAGACTTTCTCTTGCGCTACAAAAACAAACTCATCTAACTTAAATCCAGCTTTTTCCATACCTCTGCGATACCAAGCAGCTTGCATGTCATAGCCATACTTCTTCACCGAATAACCAAACTCTACTGGATCACACGATTGCGTTGTCTTGTAATCTACTACACATATAGCGTTGTCTGGATAAGGGCTTTGGACTGGCGGACAGATAACATCTGGTCGGCACTTACAAAGAACCTCACCTTCATACCAATAGAAACTGGCCTCTGCTACTTTGCCCTCGGCGTTTAGGTAGATGTTGCCCTCTTCAATCATATGTTCTTTCATACCTTTGATTGCAGTCATTTCAGCTTCTTTAATAACTGTTAGGCCGCGTTCTTCATACTCCTTTTTGAGTTCTTTGTTGGCATTGGTATAGGGAGATCCCATTACCACCGCAACAGTATTGTTAAACTCTTCCTCGCCTTCTACTAATAAAGCATGGGCGGCCGTACCGAAATTCATCGCAGGGGTTGTCTCCTGGACTTTTTCTAGCGCATGCAGTTGCGATTTGCCAAAGGCTCTAATCTTACTGCTGCTAATTCCAGCTCCTGCATGGTAAACAGGATTAGGTATATCTGAAAACACCAAGGTTTCACCTTTTTGCTCAGACTCAAATTCTTTTAGTTCTTCTATTATCATTCTCATACTCCAAAATTATCGTTTGCACGACGTTATCATTAAGCATTGGCTCTGGCCAATACAATAAATGGTTGTAAATACGAAAGCGCATGTTGTCCAAAAAAGACAAACGCTCGCTGTACTTGGGCTTTCCTATTAAATACCAAAATTCTTCTATCTCCTCTAAATTATCGCCAATATATGTTAAATCCGCTTCCGTAAAGTCATAAGGAAGAAAAATAAAATCTCCTGTATCCTTTTTAAAAGGGTAACAGCGTGTTGGCTTACCTATCTGCATAAATATGATTGACGATATTGGGGAACTTGCCCGAATAATCGACTTTAATTAAATCTGGTTTGTTGACTTCTGTTTGTCTAAACAAAGCCTCGTCTACTGTAGAGGGTGGGGATCTTCGCAAGCTGTCGCCACTTACCATTTTGTTCCACCAAGCCACCGCTTTCTCTCTTGCATAGCCCGAATGCTCAAAGCATATGTACTCGCTAATAATCTTATTGGGCGTCTTGTAGCTGACCTTTAATACAGGCAAGGGCTTGCCTTGTTTCTGATGATTGCCAAACCACATGTTAATAACCTTGGTATCGTAGCGTTCTTTCTTGGCTGACTGAGAAATAATATCTAACTTAGATGCAAACAGCTCTAGCTCTAACTTGCGCATAGGATAGACATAGCCACAGTCTGGGCACGTTGTTACAGCTTTTGGTACATATGATTGACATTCTGGACAGCTCTTAACCAGAGCCTCCCCCGTCTTCTTACGCTTACCCTTTTGATTGGGAGCTATTTGGTTGATAGGGCCATGGCGTTCAATATTCTTGGCAAAGTCTAGAATCAAACAATCTTTCTTGCCTTCTGCTATACGCATGCCCCGACCCATCATTTGCACATATAAGCCTGGTGAATGTGTAGGTCGCAGCATTATAATTAAATCTGTATTTGGGGCATCAAAGCCTGTTGTTAAAACATCGCAATTAACCAAAGCTCTAATCTTGCCTGCTTTGTAATCAGTTATTAGTTGATCTCTTTCTAATTGATTGGTATCCCCTGTTACCACGCGAGAGGTTATATGGTTGGCGTTTAATATGTCGCTAACCATTTCTGCATGCTTGATTCCCGCGCAAAAGATTAGCCATTGTTTTCTGTTTGCGCCTTTAATCAAAACTTCTTGCATGGCTTTATTGGTTCGGCCGCTGTCGTTCATCTTGGCCTGCAAATCTGTTTGAATAAACTCTCCGCCCCTCAAACCTATATCATCAATCTCATACTCAGTATCCATACACTTAGTTACTAAAGGTGATAAATAGCCGTCATCAATCAGCCGAATAAAGTTATCGCCACTACCAAAGTCTATTGCTACATCGTCAAAGATAGATCCCTCGCCTTCGGTTAACATGCCAGAGTTAAGTCGATACGGAGTAGCAGTAAAGCCAACCACTCTTAATCCTGGGTTGCGTTCTTTAAGGGCGACAACGAGAGAACGATACATCCCCTCGCCGTCTTTTGGAACAAGATGCGCTTCATCAATAGCAAGGAGATCAAACAGGGGGAGTTGATCCACCTTGTTCCAAACCGATTGGAGCTGAGCATAGATAATATCGTTATCTGTATCTCTACTCTTTAAGCTGTTGCCATACAAACCTATATCTCCATAAGGCCAAGCGTCTTGTAGCTTTTCGTAATTTTGAAAAAGTATTTCTTTGACATGCGAAACAATCAAAGTTTTTTGTTTCTTTTGCTCGTTCATATGCAGCACAAAGTCTGCGATTACATGAGACTTACCAGAGCCTGTAGGCATAACAACCAAGGGATTGCCGTCCTCTATTGCTATATAGTTCTCCAAAGCATTTAGAGCTTCCTGCTGGTAATCTCTTAGGGGCATTTAGTCTTTGTCGCTTAAATCAACAGTTACAACCTTGCCATTTGCGTATGTTATTTTTCTGAAGTGTTGATCTGCACCTCTTTGGTACTCCCAAGAAATAACCTTGTTGTTGTCTTCTTCTGCCTTTAACTTTGCTTTTTGTTTGGCTACATCATCTTTGTACTGAGTCATTGCGATTCTCCTGAATTCTTTTTAGTTTCTTGTAATCTTTTATTATCCACTCCATTTCTATTGAAGCGGCCCTCATCCCTTGAGCATAAGGCGTTCTATCGTCTAAGTGTTCTGTATCAACCATAATACCAGTAACTAACTGTTTCATCTTTTCAATACAATCGGTTTCAATCTTCATCTTTTTTCCCCTGTTGAGATATTGCTTTTAAATATAATTCTTGCCAAAACTTTACTTGATATCTTAAATCGTTGTTTTCTTCTGCTAATTTTTCCAAATCTATTTGATTGTTGTCGCCTGGAATACAGATACTAAAAAATATTTTGTTCTTATCAACCTCTCGCTCGAACTTATCTCTTAATAAATCTGGTAAGCCTTCAGCGTTTGGGTCTACATTATCAACATAAAATGTAGCTCCCACTAAAACCTCTCGTTCTTTTCTAAGATCTTTCATAAATTTTTATTCATTAGCCAAATAAAATACAGCAAGCCACCTACAAGGTAAGTGGCTATTATCCCCAACACCCAAAGAAAAATCTCGATCATTTTTTGCAAGCCTCCTTGTAAGCATGCTCAAAAAGAGCTGGGTGATATTGACGAATGTACTCAACAAACTTGCTCAGCCTTTCGGTTGATTGCATATCGGTTTGTACTTCCGTTGTAAAGCTGGGAGCTGGTAGTCCTGGCTGTAAAGCCTTCATACCTTCTCTGATAAAATCCATTTCTGTCATCGGCATAATCTTCTCCTGATTAATTGTTTCACTTATAGTATAAAATTTCATTTGCTTTGTAAACACTTTTCGATATACTAAGGGTATATTTATTTATTTGGAGAAGAAAACATGAATGACAGAATGTCTGATTACATGGATCACACCAGAGATTATCTACAACAGTTAGTCTCGCAGATCATTAAAGTTTATTTGCAGTCAGGTGGGGTCGAAAGTTCAAGCCCAGATTCAGCCTTGCAGCAGATAGAGGTTGATAAAGATTGCTTGATTGGAATGATTAACAATCTAGCCGAAGTAGAAAAGAACAAGGTTAAGACGCATTAATATGGTTTCCAGAGATTTAAATTTTAAAACTGTTGAGGAAGCTAGGGCTTACATTAATAAATCTAAAATGGTTGTTAACCCAAAAAATACTGTTATTAAAGAAAAGAAATTTGTTATTGTTGCTTACAATAAAAATGACGAACAAATGCTAAAGAAAGCATTGGTTGGTATGAAGAATGTTAAATGGATAGATATATTGCTTGAAGAAGCAAAGGAGAAGGTATGAGCAGAATAGGTGATTTATTAATTGGTATGCAAGAGGACGCAGAATGTGTTTCTCCTTCTTGCGATTCGTTTGAGAAGTTCGCAGAAGAAATGCGAAAGCTAAATATTTTATACACGCCTAGTTTATTGGAGGATTTTTGGGACGGCTACGTGCATTCCCAAGAACCGCCTTGCTAATCGCGAACAGGCAATTCATTCGGCTTGTATAAACAATAGAAGTGCAGTTGCGACAGGATTTATTCATTCCTGTCTCCAGAGATCTTGAGGTGTGGTCTTGCAACAAAATACACCTCACCTTTTAGGAGAAAAAATATGAATGTATTAAGTTTGTTTGACGGAATGAGTTGCGGAATGATCGCTTTAGATCGTTTAGGAATCAAAGTAGATAAATATTACGCAAGTGAAGTAGATAAATATGCAATTCAAGTTAGTCAAAACAATTACCCAGAGATTATTCAAGTCGGAGATGTTTGCAACATCAAGGCCGAAGATTACCAAGACATAGATTTAATATTGGCAGGTTCGCCTTGTCAGGGTTTTAGTTTTGCAGGTAAACAGCTTGCCTTTGACGATCCAAGATCCTCGCTTTTCTTTGAGTTTGTTAGGCTATTAAAAGAAATTAAGCCTAAATACTTCTTATTAGAGAACGTCAACATGAAAAAAGAGTTCTTAGATGTCATTTCAGAGCAAGTATCAGCCTGTTATCCCGAACTTCCTTTCGGTATTGAGCGAATTAAGATCAATTCAGCTCTTGTTTCGGCTCAAAACAGAGTGCGTTGGTATTGGACAAATATACCAGAGATTACTCAACCCGAACAAAGGGGGATTGTTTTGCGGGATATATTAGAGACAAATTCTTTGGTAGAAAATTTAGAGAAGGTTCAGAAACCTTTAAAGGTCGGAATGAATGTAGAAACAGTTAAGGTTAGAAAACATGAGGTAGATATAAAAAGTTTGCAATATGTTTTAAGAGAGATGAAAGTTAAGTCTAAAAAAACTAACAGACAAATAGCGGAAGAATTAGATATGCCTGTTACTAAAGTTGAGCATTGGTTTAGAACCGATAGCAGTTTTGCTATTCCAGGGGATGATATTTGGTTTAAATTAAAAGAACTATTGGGCATACAAACAGAAGTATTTGACCAATCAATAATGGAGTTTGAATACAGAGACGGCGTTTTTGAAACAAAACAAAGGGTTTACAGCGAAAAAGGAAAGTCTCCCACTATAACTGCGACAAATAAAGAGCAATACATAGAAACCCACGATACCCCGCAACACATAGGAACAGCCGAAGATATAAACGGACATGATATTTTAAAAAGAGTTTATTCAGAAGATGGCAAATCTCCGACAGTTAACACTTGCGGGGGTGGAAACAGAGAGCCAAAAGTGGTTGCTGGAGCTTGGAGAGGTCGATCTTTAGATGAAAGTGGTAAGAATGTTGCTTGGAAAGAAACAAAACCTAAACAAATGCTTGAATTACGCAAAGACGAAAAGAGCAATTCGCTTACATCTGTTAGAAAAGATAACTTGGTTGTTCAATCGTATCGAGAAGTAAGAACGGAAGAAGCAAAACGATTAAGACGAGAAAGCAAACAAAAGACAGGCAAAGATCATACGCCCTTTCGAGCCAAGAAGATTGTACCCAGAGAAGACGGCAAGGTCGGAACAGTTACGCCTGGTTTGAATAACGATCACATGATTAGCCTTACAAGAGACAAAGATCAAGATGTTTATTGGCGAAAGATTAGTCCGATTGAAGCGGAGAGGTTGCAAACAGTTCCAGATAACTACACCGATTGCGTTTCAACAACGCAGAGACTCAAATGTTTGGGAAATGGTTGGACAATCGAAGTGATTACGCACATCTTAAAGAATATGGAGCTGTAATTGATTAATATTATTTCTGGAAATGCTTTGGATAAACTTAAAGAGATTCCAGAACAGTCAATCCATACCTGTATTACCTCACCGCCTTATTTTAATTTGCGCAATTACGGCCACAAAGATCAGCTTGGCCTCGAAAGCAGCTCAGAAGAATTTATACAAAACCTGGTAAATGTTTTTAGCGAAGTTAAGCGTGTATTAAGAGATGACGGAACTCTTTGGTTAAACATGGGTGATACTTGGGACAAAAACAAACAGCTTTTAGGTGTTCCTTGGCGTACAGCTTTAGCTTTACAAAAAGACGGGTGGATTTTGCGAAGTGATATTATCTGGAATAAACCAGCCGTAATGCCGAGTAGCGTTAGAGATAGAGTTACTAATTGCCACGAATACATCTTTTTGCTGTCTAAAAACAAAAAATATTACTACGACAACGAGAGTATTAAAGAAGATTCTACCTTTAAGAATAGCAAAGGTGAGTTTAGACCGAATGGAATGGCAGGTATTGGTAAGAAAAATGCAGGAAAAGATGGTTTTGATATACGCTCTGGTCTCTCTAACATGAAAGAACAACCAAAAAGAAACAAAAGATCGGTATGGACAGTTACGACAAAACCATTTAGGGAAGCACATTTCGCAACCTTTCCGCTAGACCTTATCGAACCTTGCGTTCTTGCAGGTTGCCCAGAAGACGGAACAATCTTAGATCCTTTTGCGGGTTCTGGTACGACGGGGGTTGTCGCACAAAAGCACAATCGTAACGCCGTCTTGGTCGAACTTAACGAAGAATACCTAAAGATAGCAAGAAAAAGATTGGGAATCTTTGTTAAATAGTTTTGTCACGTTTTTCTGACAAAAGTACCCCCTTTTGGGTCGAATCACGCGCTATTTGGCTTAGTTTTGTCAGAGTGTCAGAAATCTCTGACAGCTGGAAAGATGATAGTAGAAGGGTTTAGGCGTTTTGTCATATTGTCAGGACACCCCTTAAATAACCCTTATATTCCCCTCATAATTGTAAAATATAAGGGGGGGTAAGATAAAGTATGACAAAAGTATATATATAGGTATATATATAATAATATATATATAATTATTTATTGTATTAGTAGTACTTAGAGAGGATTCAATAGTTTTGTCAGAGTTTTGTCATAGGCTCTGACAAAAGTCGGAGAAAATATGTATAAATTAACAGAAAAAATCAGCAAAGTTTTACCGAAAGAAATTGTTGTTTTGCTAGAAAGACCAGATGTAGTAGAATTAGTTAGGTATTTTAACGGACGATTAATCAGTTATAAGGTAGCAAATGAGCAAGAACCCAGAGAGAAGACTTAGAAAAAGCGTGAAGGTTGAGCCTACACTTGCAGATGTAGATGATATGCCTATTGAATACGCCAATTTACATGAAAAGAATCTAACCAAGCGTCAGCGTTTGTTAGTTTGGAATGCAGTTAACGATCCCACGCTTTCATTTACGGAAGCTGCGAAGAAGGCAGGGTTTAAAAATCCCATAGTTGTTAGTCGGTACATGACGCCTAACGGAAAATATGCTCACGTACGTCGGGAATATGAAAGACTGATGATTGAGGCCAAGAAGAAGTTTGAACTAACGCATGAGAAAGCTGTTGAAGACTTGTATAAGTTAAGAGATGACGCCTGGGCGCAGGGAAATTTT